ACGACCTACTGGATCTGCAAGATTTTTTTGAAAGTTTCTGGCACCTTCTTCTTCAGATGTACGTGGATTTGAAAGAAGTTTTCCTGCAAGTTTTGACACTCCTACACTTAAACCCATACCTTCAATAATACCTTCTTTCCACTCTTCACTCATATTTGCCATAATAGCAATTGCTGCTTCATTAGTATCAGCATAACCTTCTGAAACTAAGTACTCTAAAATAATATCGAAATTATCTGGTTCATAATCTTGTTTCAGAAAACCACCAACAGTTTGTTTTGCCCTATCATACATTCCTTGTGCTCTATTTTTTCCAATCATTCCACCAATAAGACCACCTCCAGGAATTCCAGTTTGTTGACCTCTGTTTTGACCAATAACTTCCCCAACTCTACCTGCAGTATCTCTAGCAAAAGTATCCAATTTACCAAGAAGTCCCCCAGAATTACCACTCTGTGGTGTTGTTGATGGTGTAGTTGGTCTTGAAGTAGTTGTTGATGGTGTAGTTGGTCTAGTGGTTGTTGATGATGTAGTTGGTCTTGGTCTTCTATCAAATCTTGGATCAAAACCACCTCTAGCATTTACATCTCTAGTTGCAATATTTTCTTCTACATATTCACCATCAGGTTCATAAGAAGCATTTTGTAATGAAGATTTAGGAGTATGAACTTTTTCTCCTTTTGGAATCATTTTTTTCAATTGATCTTCAGCAGCACGAGCAGATGCATTTTTTAAAGGAACACCAATTCCTTGCTCATAAATTCCATTATATGATTCTAAAAATTCTCTATATTCTTTTGAATTCATTTTTTATAAACACTTTTTAAGTATTTATAAAAAAGAAGCACCTTTGAGGTGCTTCTTGAGTGCTTGGCGTCGTGCTTTTGCTTGGCGGAGTGCTTGAGGTTTCAGTTTCCTCTTCTGCTCCTTTTTACTGTGATGCTGCCAATTTGGAAGTTTCATTAGTCTTATGCTTATGAGGACATCATACGTGAAAAACCCTTAACCTTCTCAAAGCGCATGACACTCTCAAATTTGTCATGTAGTTCTGCCTTATGAGAAATAACAAAAATATTAGCATCTTTAATGACATAACGAATAATTTTCAAAAATTCATCAGTACCAAATCCATCAAGAGAACTATCAAAAACCTCATCCATAATCAACAGGTTGGTATTCACCGAATTCTTGACTCTGGCAACTTCCCTCCAAGTAAAAAGGAGTGCAAGATCAATTCTCATTTTCTCACCTTCACTAAAAGAACTATAAGAAAAATCTTCGTGAATAGGTGATTTTACAGTTTCGTTGAATTCCTCATCAAGATTAAAATTAATATAAAAATCCATCATTTGAAGATAACGATTAACCTGTTGATTTATGAACGGAAGATACTTCTTAATTATCTTCGTTTTAACGCCATCGTCCTTAAGTAAGGAATAGGCAAAATCGTAATAAACGATTTCTTCTTTTTTCTTTGAAAGGTCTTCGAATGTTTTTTGGAGATTTTCTTTAAATTGTTTTAACTTCTCATGCTCAGTATTTCTGTTTTCAAGTTGTTCGGCAATAGTTTGAATTTCAGATTCAAGATCTCTGATTTGTCTCTGGTTGAGGGAAATCCGAGTATTGTTTTGAGAAATCTCATGGTTGAGTTTTGTAATCTCCTTAGATAAGTCAGTGAATTGACGCTCTCGTTCCTGTTCTAACTTTATAGTCTCCTCAAGTTCTTGAAAACCTTTCTGGAGTTCCTTTGCTTTATTTTGAGCGTCTGTAATTCTATTTAACCGAAAATCTTCTTCTATATTTTGAGTACAAGTAGGGCATACCGTATTTTGCGTAAAAAACTTATGTTCTTTAGTAATAGTAGATACTTTTTGGGAAATTTTACCTTTTAAATTGTTTAATTTTACTAACTTATCAGATGCGCCAATAAGTTCTTCTTGCTCACCCGTAAGTTTAACAATACCTTTTTCAATAATCGTGTTGTCGGTAATATAAACACCAATTTCTTTATCTAAGTTGTTAATCTTTTCTTTATTGGCATTTATGTTGGCATTTCCACGATTCTCAAGTTCTTCAATAAAACTCTGTTGCATCTTCATTTTATCTTTAAGATTTTCTTTTTTCAAATCTAAAGATTTAACTTGATCTTTTTGAATTCGAATCTTTTCCTTAATGATATTATTCATTGCAGAAAAAATACGGATATCTAAAAGATCTTCAATAACTTCACGGCGATGTGCAGTAGTCAATTGCATGAAAGGAACAAAAGTACTACTACCCAAAATAACAATTTGAGTGAAGGATTTATAATTTACCTTCAAAATATTTTCTTCTAAAATTCTCTGATTTGCCCTATCGTCTGCTTCTTTATGAAGAAGATTTCCATTTACTTCAATGTCAAAAATATTTGGTTTAATTCCCCGACGAACCAAATAATTACGACTATTTACAGAAAACTCAATTTCAACTAAACAATCTTTTTCATTTACAGTATTGATTAATTGAGGTTTATTAATTTTACGAAATGGTTTATTAAAAAGAACAAACGTAAGAGCATCTAAAATTGTAGACTTACCTGCTCCATTTGTACCTATAATTAAATTTGTTTTATTTTCTTGCAAGTCAACTTCAGTAAATTGATTTCCAGTACTTAAAAAATTTTTCCAACGAATTTTACGAAACTGTATCATTTTTTAATATTTTTAGGGGGAATTACAATATCATTTGTAGTTATTACTGCATATTTGTAATTATACATTTTACAAGTCTTAATGGCAAGTTTATCATCTATCTCAACTACTTCCATTTCAATTTCTTCCTGATCCTCTAACATTAAAGAATATCGAATTGCATCATCTTCATCTTCAAAAAGAAATAAAACTTTTTCTCCATGTTTATTTTGAACTGCGTATGCACCTTCATCTTTCTTATCCTTTAACGCCAGAAGGAACATTACTCTACCTCACAAGCTTGCTTATAGATTGATTGAAAAATACCTTTAATAATTGATTTATCGTATTGAATTTCAGATTCATCAATATATCTATTCAATATAGACATTGTACTCTCTTCTTCATCAACTTTAAAATCTTCCGTATTTTCAATATCAAAGTTTTCAATAATTTTTAATTCTTGAACTCCAGACTCATAAAGTTTGTCTACAAATTTTTCAAAATCATTGGGTTTAGATTTTTTACGTACAATTACCTTAACAATTTTATTTTCATATTGAGTTGAATTAAATGTTTGATAAGGCGTATCTTCGTAGTAAATATTATAAAAAAGTTTATACGGATTGTTGATCGGTATATGTTCTAGTGTTTCAGTATCAAAAATATGAAATCCACGAGTATCATTTACATCAGTCCAATAAATCTCATAAGGATTCCCCAAATAAAAAATATTCCCTATATTCGATCTAGTGTGATAGTGTCCCGAGTAGACCCTATCGAATTTGTCAAATAGTTTGCCTTCCAAACCATGTTCCATGACGACTTGTCGATTAACTCTAAATCCTTGGAGTTCAAGGTGCCCCATCGCACACTGGCAAGTTGTCTTTTCAATAAGTTTAAGAGTTTTTTCTTCATTTTCTTGATTAATCCAGGGTAAGAGTAAAATTTTTAATCCTCCAATATTTACTTCGGTAGGATCGCTATAAGTTTTTATATTTGAATAAGTTTTTAATAAAAGATTTGGAGAGTTTACTGAATTAGTATTTTTATAATAAGTATCATGATTACCTACAACTATGTGTACATCATAGTTTTTGAGAGGATCAAACACAACTCTTTTAGACCATTCTAAACTTTGATAATCAATTGATTTTCGACTATCAAAAGCATCACCCATATGAATTACAGATTCTACACCATATTCTTCCAAAGTAGGAAAAAATACATTTTTGTAAAAAAGTTCAAAATAATCATGAAGAAATTTTGATCCCTTTCTAGCACCATAATGAGTGTCTGTAATAATTGCAATTTTCATCGGTAATTTTTCTGTTGAATATTATCCTTGATTGTATTGTAATTTGAAGATGAAGATGACATAAAACTATCATCTACTACCATAACTTCATCATATCCACTTCTTTCAATAATCTTTGTTTTAATTTCTAATTGCTTTTTCTCTTTTTGAATTCTACGAAGAAAAGCGTAATGAATAATTTGAGTAAAGTATGCAAATGGATTACTACTTTTGTTTGGATCAAAATTATGAATGTATTGAATACAATTCTCAATACCATCACTAATCATTTCTTCACGAAACATATAATTCACAAAATTTGGTTTATATGATAGATGAGTTGCAATCTTCAGAAAACATTCTCCAAGATAATTCGTAATTCTAGGTTTAGGAAGATCTTTAAGTTTTGCTTCTTCGATCTTGGACCTATAGACAATAAGTGCTTCTAAAAACTCTTTATTGTTTACGTAATGTTCTGATTTCTTTTTTGACATAACATCTTTTTATGAATTATAAGTTAACCATATTATAGCAGATTATGGGGGGCTTGACAAGAGACCGGAATACCAGTAGACTAGGTTTGTCCCGGTTGAAGATGAGGCTTTAGCTATCTTTAAGACCTTTAAATAATACTTCAAGTCTCTTACGAGCATCTTCTACTGAAGATAAGTATCCCATATCATCAGATACCTTAACCTTACCATTCATATCAACTTCAGATTCTTCATTATTTAAATACTTCTTATAAGTTTCAATGAGTGATTTATCTTGAATTTCATTTACTTCAGTCATTGTAATAACTTTATCTAACTTAATCATAAAAAAGTTATCATTAGGTATTTGCATCCAAGGTTTAACCTTCATAAATGTACCTACTGGACTTTCAATAACAGTCATTATGACTGGATCTTGAAGTATAAGAATAGGATCTCCTTCATTTTCATCAATGGAAACTAAAGAAAATACTTCTTCACCTGATACTAATTTAATAACACAATAGAACTCTTCTCCCATTATTCTTTTATAGGTATGTTTACAATATCATAATTAAAGTTTTCTTCGTTATATATTTTTATTCTTTCTACTAAATGATTTAAAGTATAATTTTTTTTAGATTTATAACTAATATCATCAGCAATATCATAAAGTGTTGCTTTTGTTTTTTGATCCCCTTTTCTTAAGACTCTTCCAATTGATTGGAGATTACGGATTCTAGACTTTGAAGGTGAAGCAAAAATAACGTTATGTAAATTCTTAATGTTAATTCCTGTAGAAAATGTTCCATAAGATGCAACAATGATTGCATCAGATTCTTTCTCAGTAATTTCACGAATTTTTTCCCTATCTTCTGTATCAACACCACCATGAACAAAAAATACATGACGATTATCAATTTTGCTATTATTTATGAGGTCATATAAAGGTTGACCATGAGTTTCTACTCTAGAAAAAAGAATTAAAGTATTACCCTTTAAATCTAAAGCAAGATTTTTTATGAACTTATTTCTTTTCTTATGATTAATAATATATTGAACTTCATCTTCAAAAGTTTCAAACTTATTTGGTGGGTGTTTTAAAAGAAGAATATTAATATCAAGTTTTGCAACATGACCTTTTTTCATCAATTCATCAGTACGAATAATTTTATAAGAAGGACCAAATAAACCTTCTAAAACCCACTTATGAGTTTGAGATCCATCAAGTGTTCCAGTAAATCCAAATCTATATTTTGCATCAAAAAGTTTTGTCATTATAGATATTAATGATTTAGATTTAAACTGATGCGCCTCATCTCCTACAACTACATTAAATCTTGAAAAATACTGTTTGGGAAGTTTGTAGATAGATTGCCAGGTTGTTATGATTACCTGCGAATCAGTATCTCTTTCTTTTCCAGCATAAATTTTATGGCAATATGAACCAACATCCCATCCATAATCTGCAAAATCTTTATACATTTGTTCTACAAGGGAAGTCGTTGGAACAACTATCAGAATATTTTGCCCTTTTTCAACGTAATATCGGACAAGAGAATATATCATTAATGACTTTCCCGAAGCAGTTGGAGATATCAATAATTTTCTATTATGTTTTAAGGCGTCGTATACTCCCTCTACTTGATAATCACGTGGAGTATGGGAACAAATAGAAATCATGTAATCTTTTACACCTTCTTTTGAAATATTTTTATTTGATTCAAAAGGAAGTCCGTAAAATTTGTTATTTACAAATTCATAAGTATAATTATGATTTTCGCAAAATGAAATAATTTTATCTAATAACCCAACATATATCTCACCAGTTTGAACGTTAAAAAGATATATTCTTCCATCCCAATATTTGTTTCGATATTGAGGCATAAATTTTGCCCCAGGTACGTCAAACGTAAATTGGTCTTTTAGTTCATAATAGATATGAGGTTCTGCTTTGATGTGGAGATAAACCTCATTCTTTTTTGATATCACCAAATGAGACATTCATAAAATATCAGTTATGAATATTTATTGACAATAAAAAAAGAGGCATTTCTGCCTCACTTATTTAAAGAACTCCCAACTGCTGCTTGTCCAACTTTTTTAACAGTATTAAAGACTCTTGATGATCCTGGAATAGGAACTCCAGATGGTCTTTGTGGTTCACTTTGACTTTGTTGAAATCCTGGTTGTTGTTTCTTTATCGGTGCGTTTCTTGTATTTTGATTAATTGATTGAGATAAACTACCCAATTCCATTTGAGAATACTCAAAAACAAACTGTTTAAAAGTTTTCATTTTTTTTATTTTTATTTAGTTAAACCCTGCTTCAGTTAGCAAGTCCTATTCCACTTATGCCAAAGTTTCCACCAGTGCCTGGAGTAAAATTTCTACCAGAAGGTCTTTGGTTTACTCCTCTTCCTACATTAGGCAATGTTGAAGAACCTCCTCTTGGTTTAATTCCAGATTGTCTTCTAAGTGCCTCTCTATTTTGTGGTTTTTGTAGTGCGGTATTAACTCTTTGTTTTAATTCTGTTTTTTGTGATCCTTGTGGTCTAATTGTTTGTGTTAATGGTTTATTAGTAACATCATACTTATTTGCTGCTTTAGGAGACATTTGCATGGCATTAAATTTTTGCCCACCTTTTTCAAAATTCCATTTCCCCATTTGCTGTCTCATTGATTTAACTCTCTGAAAAACTGAAGATGGAATACTAAATGTACGAACTGCTGGTTGACCACCTCTTTGAGTAGATCTTTGATTCGCATACATTTGAGCAGCTGAACGCTGAGGAGTAGTATAAACTCCACTTCCAGTCATTTGTCTTGTTACATTTTTATCAGTTTTCCAACCATCACGGTCTATTGCTTTTGATGATGCTTTATCTGTTCCATGATATAAACGAGTTCTTGAAAATATTGGAGATGGAGTTTGTTTTTTTCCACCAGCAACTTTTTGTTGAAGTGCTTGTTTTTTATATACTTGTCTAGCGACTGCTTTTACAACTTGTTTCGTAAGAGCTTCACTCATGAACTCTTTAAAAGTCTTCATCTACCTTTTTATTTTTATTTAGTTAAACCCTGCTTGAAATTTATTCCATTCAATAGCGTTTTTAATTTGAAAAGTTCGATTTGAAACTGTCTTAATAATTTCTTCTAAAAACTTAAGCATTACATCATAATACTTGATTTTCAAATCTAATTTTAAAAGTCTCTCATCTGCTTCCATATGCCTCTGTAAGGCGTCTTTGTCTCTAACCTTATAAGGAAATGGTTCCTCAATATAAACCTCCGCAGGCGCCTTTCCTGTGTAGTAATTATATCTTTCCAATTTTGCTTTGTTATAGGTTTCTCTTGCTCTTTCCCTTAACAAGATTATAGTGTTGTAAATTGTATAATATTTTGCGTGTAATTGAGGAATTTTTAAAGATTCATCATGTAAATTATCAGGATCTATGATAGAATCTCTCTGCCACATATCCTGAATTTCTTCAAGATTCATAGACGTTTTCCGTTTGGTGCATAAATGTCATATACAGTATACTTGAATATCGCCTCTGCTGTAAAGTATACTATGTCTTCTGGTGTTGACTGAAACTCTAAAGAGGATAATGATATTGGAAAAAGATCATTAAATTTTACGTTCGCAACTTCTTTATAATTACTATTTAAAATTCTCAATGATCCATCACTAAATGCTTTTTTATCATCTCTGAGAGAATCTTGATCTCTAACTAAATCTGCAAATTGTTCAGTTGATTCTGGATATCCAAGTCCTGTAATCCAATTATGAATCGCCATGTAATTACTCATATTTTCATCAACTAAAAATTTAATCACAAGATCTCCAAACTTAATCTTATCTCCAGGAATATCAAGATCTTTTAAGTATGATGGTTGAGATGCAGTTCCCAATTGAATTTCAGGTATTCTTGCAGAGTTGCAAAAAAATGAAACTTTAGGTTCTTTTGCAAGACTAAAATTAAATCCAACAGGAGATAAAAAATTTCTATTTTGTATCTGATTGGAAAATGCTGACGCCACTACGTTACAAATTCAAGGTAAAGTTATTATTATTTAGATAAAAAAAGGGGGGCAATGCCCCCCTTGAACTCTATGTGAATTAAATCACATGAGGTTCTTAACAGCAACTCTTCTGTAGTAGCGGTTGCTATTGGTCTTAAGTCTACCCAGACCTTGATTGGTAACATCGCCTTCGGCAAATGGGTTTGCAACCATGCCGTAGCGAGTCTTAAATCCAATTTTTGGTTGGAAGGTGTTCTCACCAACGGCACGAACCATTTGGAGAGGAACATAAGGACAATAGAACAGACCTGCATCATAAGGGGAAGAACCCTTATAACCTACAACGTAGTACTGAGTCTGGGAGTTGTTAGCAGCATAAGGATCGATGTATACACGATACTTGCCTTGCAGAACGCCTGCAAAGGTGTTACCGGTATCATCAACCTGAAGATTTGCATTCAGAGCAGGGGTGTAATCGAGAACACCTGCCATGGTGAGTGCAGAAGCAACATCAGCAGAGCAAAGGATCATGTTGCCCTTTCCTCTACGAGTTCTCTGAGCGATTTGGTTAGCATCACGCTCGATCTGGAAGATCAGACCCTTGAACTTCTCAACCGACCAACGACCGTTCGAATCGATATCAAGATCGAATACGCCAGGAGTTGCAACGTTGAGTTGAGCACCAGTTTCAGCAACCTTATAGATGGTTCTGATAACTTCGCGGTTGATTTCAGCAAGAATCTCAGTTGAGAGAATGTTTGCTAATTCCGCTTCAGCATTCAGACCGTGG